CGAAGGGTGATGTCGCCCACGTTGTATGTAAACGCCGACACCGTAGGCAACTCGATAAACACCGACATAGGGCGGGCGTTGCGCGGATCAGTAACAGGCTTCAAGCCAAGACCCGTAAGCGCGGTCGCTACCGCGTTTACAGAATCAACAAGAATACCCGATGCTGGCATTACGCAACCTGCGCCCTACCACAACCAAGCAGCTGCATAATACGACCCAACGTAGACGGCACAGGAAACGAACCCATAGCGTCAAACGAAGCAAACGAATCAACCGAACCACGCTCACGATAAAGCGTGGCGGCATACATGATTGTCCCTAGTTTGACATCGGCGCTAGGCACCGTGGTCATCGAGTCGATGTAGCCAGCCTCACGGCGTTTGCGGTAGCACCAACTGTTGCTGGCGTTTACACAAACGGTGACAAATGCGGTGTCGTTGGCAGTTGCCACGTCAATACCGAGCCACGACAACACATCTGAGGCGATAATCCACGACACAGATTGTGTGTAGGTCAAAGTGCCAGATTCCGCCCCGTAGGCCACGTCTGTGCCGGTGTTGGCGTAAACGATTTGGTTTGGGCGGGGAATGTCGTAATCAAACAACAATTCGCCCTCTTGCGTCGTGCCTTCGAAATAGTACGGCTCTGTGGAGATGACTACTGCGGTGGCGTTGAATCCTGTGGTTGCGACGCCTGAAATGGTGACGCTGTCACCCGTTTGAACCTCAAGGTCGGTGAGGGTCTGAATGGCGGCGTAGTTATCCGTCCGTTGTACGAACGTGATTGTTGCGACAGCCATTGCAGACCCTTCCCTCTACCTAGTGAATGTTTACGCGAAAGCGAACTGAACGAACTTGCTTGCGTCGATCATCAGTGCTGCGAAGTAACCGCGGAAAGCGATTGTGCGTGACAGCGTTGATGGTGAGTCGATGCTGATTGCGCCCTTCTGCTGTTCAAACAGTTCAAAGCCTGATGCGTCAGCCACAATGGCTACACCGCTTGCGAAGTTGCGGTCTACGACGACCTGCAAACCGAAAGCGTTGCCGTTGTACTGTCCCGGTGCAAGGTCACCAAATGCGTTCATTGGGCCAACTTGTGGGAACAATGGACGGTTTGCGTCGTCGGACAAGCCGAGAAGCGTTTGCCAGCGATCTGGTGCCAAGAACAAGTGTGTTGGCAGGTTGCCGTTAGATGCAGTCAAGATTGTTGATGCAGCCTTAGCAATTTCTGCAACCCATACTTCAGGCTTGTTGATGTCAGCCAACGCAAATGCTTCGGTCTGTGACGTGCCTGCTACGAGCTGGTCAGCGGCGTAGTTGTCGGTGGCGTTTGCGTAGATACGGCTCATGTCGTCGAGAACGACGGACAAGATTGCTGGATCTGACCAATCAATGTCGGCTTCGGAAATGTTTACATATCCACCGAAAATCTGCTTTGTGACTTGGTTGTTGAACACGACCATGGTGCCACCTGTTGGTGACTGCTCACCGATGGATGCGCCGATGCTGACGTGTGTGGTCACTTCTGGACGGATGAACACCTTGCCACCTGCTGGCATTGCCTTTACGCCGATTGCATCAACGACAGGGCGACGGCCGATGAAGTTGTTGTAAACAGGCGACACAATTGGGGTTGGCAGGATGCCGGGTGTGTCGGTTGTGACGATGTCCGGTGCAGCTGCGCGGAGTGCTTGGCTCATTTCGTGCCATGCGGAACCGCCTGCTACTGCTGCGGCGATGTATTCAACTGCTGTTGGCATTTCAACGTGCTTTTTTGCTTGTGCAAACACGATTGGTGCTGTTGGAACGATTTCAGCCGAAGCCTCAACCGCTGGGGTTTCTTGTGACATGGTTTCCTCCTCAGGAATGTCATTGGGTTGGGTTTCGTCTGCCTCATCCTCTTCAGGTTGTGAGGCGGCGATTTCTGTGATCACAGCATCCGCGAAAGCGGGCTGGGCCACAAGACTGATTTCGACAAGGTTGGCTTTGGAAACAACCATTGTGCCGTTCTTGTCGTATTTGAACTTAATGGGGATTGCGCCGACGCTGACCGAGTCATACGCGCCAGCCTTGACTAACTCGATGGCTTCGTCGGATGCGCGGGTCTTAGCAAACTTGGCTGTAAACAGCAAGCCTTCTTCCGCCTCAACTAACTCGGTGACAACACCACGCAGCTGCGTCATGTCGTGACCCTCAATCAGTTTCGGTGCCTTAGCGTTTACGTCAAATGCGCCACGGCGAAACATGACAGATTCGCCACTTGACACCGTTGCAGGCGTGTCCCAAGGAACAGCAACGCCCGTGATGGTGCGGGGTGAGTCCTCACCTGCAGCGGCGTCAAGGGTGACAGGCACGGCCTTAAATTGGATCATGCTTCTTCCATTTCGTTTGAACGGCGGGAGTCTTCTGCAACTTCACCGGCGTAATCTTCCATGTTGAATTCAACGTACCGACCGCGGGGCAGAATGTTGTCGGCTGACAAGGTCTGCTCAATGCAATCAAGATAGATGCGAGCGCCAAACAAGTAGAGGTCTTGGCGGGCTTGCTGAGCGTTTTGGTACGTCATGCTACTGCCCTCCGCTGGGGCGGAAACGAGGTACGAGGGGATATTGCAAAGTCTGCTGAGTTCAAGTGCCTGATACTTGCGCTGGTCGCCGATGACCTCTTGCGGACTGTGTTTGAATTCGCGAAATTCCACTTGGCGAGATAGGGCCCCAATAGCGTTCTGTTTACGAGCCTGCGCCCACGCCGACGCCAACGAGCCAAGGTCTTCACCAGATAGGTCTTCACCATCAATTTGTTGCAGCCAGCCCGGACTCGTTTCCAGTTGCGCATATCTGTCTGCTGCGGCATCCAAGTAGATGCTGGTGTTAATTGCGCGAGCGCCAATTTTTAGGATGCCTTCGATAGGACTGATGAACTGCACCACGTTGTTTACGTCTAGCGGTTGCCCATTGAACTCAAGTTCATCTGATGGCCCGTAGAACTGTGGATAGCCGGTTTGTTTGACGCTGGACATGTTTGATGCCGGCAACCATGTAAACGCTGCGGGAAATCCTTGCTGGCCAGCACCCTGCGGTGCATAGCGGCGGGTGATGTAGGCGTATGCGACACCGTAAAAGAACAAGTCGGAAAAAATGTTTACATAGAAGAACGAGCGTGAAACTTTTGGATCTGGTCGTTCCATCCAAGGCTCAAGCGGAAGGTAAACCTCTTCGTAGTTTTCGCCCATCCACTGTTTTGAGTAGTGCTTCAATTCGAGCGAGCCGATCAGGCCAGCAATTAAGTCGCGGGAACGGGACACGGTCGGAACCGATAACGCTTTAATTTCGTCGGTGCCTGTTTGGTAAACAATGAAGTTGCCAACGTTGGCTGCACCAGCGGCAGCCTTAACAGGCGCAGCTGCGAAGTGCGCCGTTTCAACTTTGCGTGAGAAAATACCCATGTGCTTGGAGTCTGTCACAAACTAATTGCATTTGCAAGTACCTTACGCAGAAACTCCAAACGCCACCCGACCACTCGACGTAGGACGAGACACCATGACCGTGGCGGCAATCAAACAACGGCAAGCCTCAATCGGGCCGGGTGACCGCTGGCTAGAAACAACAATCGTGTTTTGGGCGCGGACAAGGACGGCGCGGGCAATGTGTTCGGCCAGCATCTCGCCACCGTCATGCTTGATTTTGCCTTCGCCAATAAGGCTGCGACAAATGCCCGTCCACTTCAACAGTTCGCCATAGCCCCACTCCTGTTTACGGCGAATGTATTTTTCGGGCGTATGCACAGCCAGCGAAGGAGTAATCGCCAACGTCAATTTCGGGTCTGTGTCAAGTGCAGCTGCTATCTGCTCCCACAGATCATGTATCGAGTCGGTCGTGAACTTGATGCCGGCAACGATTTCACCGCTGGTGTTTTTGCGTCCCCACACCGCCACATACTTGGAGTCATCGACGGCTGAATCCACAGCCAACACCGACGGCCCACCGTCATGTGTTAAGTCATCGGCGATGCGCTGGTTCCATAAACCGACAGGTAGCCACGATGACGCTGCCGCCACCCACAAATTACAATGGGCTCGGAGGAATTGGTTGCGGTCGGGTGCGGCTGCTGCGGCCTGTAAACCTTTGATGGTGATGGTGCGTCCGAGGCTGGGGTTTGGGTAGCCCCAATATTGTTGATTTAGCGGGTCTACGCCAGACGGCAAACTCCACTCGGCCATGTACAAATCACCTTGCTCGCCCGCGTCAATCAGACCAAGCCCCTGCTCCCGCAACTTAGACATCGCCCGACTCGATTCATCACCAGCGGTGGAAGTCATCCAACACAGCGGAGAAGGCACCGCAATTTGTGACGGCAACAAAGCACCAAAAATGGTGGACTCCGACATTGCCCACACTTCGTCAAGTAGCAACAAATCCCACGTGCCACCGTGCTTCTTACCGGTCGCCGACTTAACCGCGTAAACACTTCCGTCTGCCATTTTTACCTGGTGGCGGCCATAAGCCCACGTCACCTTGCACAAATCAGATTCCTCCCACAACTCAAACGTTTCGCGCAGCTCCTCAAACACTTCAGTAGCCAGCGCCAACTCATGCGCAGATGACATGATGCGGACAGGCCTGCCCCAAATGCGTGGCAACTCCGACAACGCCCACCCAACAATCGCCGCGTTCATAGTCGTCTTACCGTTTTGACGTGCAGCACTCACCAAAGCCTTTGAATGTGTAAACCGCAGTTCGTCATCGTGCATAAAAGCACCGGTCAAAGCGTGAACCTGCCACGGGAAAAGGGTTCGACCCAAATGACGCTCAGACCAATCAGCAATCTGACCACCAAAACTGTGACCCCCAGCAATCGGCGTCTCAAGCCTTGGATGACTTTCACCCAACCCGCCCGAAGTCATGACAGTCTTAGACCGTTCCCGCTGATCCGCTTCGTTTCCTTCCGAGATAACGGAAGAAAGGGTCGGGATCCCCCTT